GCCTGTTCCAATGACTGCCATTTTCCTGTTCTCCTAGGCCGCCTATCGGCCTCTAGTTGTCGATCACTGTTGTCTTGGGTTCGAACCGCTCGAGCCTAGACGGGCTTCTTATCGGGATAGAGCGCCTCGTGGAAGGGAACGTTCCCTCCATTACCACGAGAAAGTCCTCGTGGATGAACCGCCTTATCCTCGGCCATGTGCGTTTTGTAGATCTTGGAGAAAAGGCGAACGAACTCCTTATTCACCATGAAAGGGACTTCCTTCATCATCTCGCCCAAAGCCGGAGTCCCGAACCGCTCGATCACTCGAGAGGCCTCGGACAGACTTTGTGCAAGTTTCTTCGGGTCACCCCCGGCGAGCTCGGGATCATTCTTCGTCTCTTCAAGCCAAGTCTCCCTCCACGCGGGGATACTGGCCTTCTGTTCAGCAACATAGGCTGATACAGCCGTGCTTTCGGTTTCTAGCCTCGTCTGAGCCTGTTCCGGAGTCAGGTTTTTGGCTTTAGCCTCTACCACAATCCGGTCGATGGCCTTCTGATCTAGGAACGATCCATCGGGCAACTTGAGGCTGTATGTCACAACCTCCGCTCCCTTTGGTTTGGCCGCATCTGGGGCCTTCTGGGTTTCTGCGGGTTTCGCCGCAGAATTCGGTGAGGCTTCGGGCGCAGCAAGCGGCGCACCTGCGTTGGCCCCTGTAAGGGCAACAGCGGGCGCTGCCGGCGCGGCCGAAGGGGCCGGAGTCTCGACTACGGGCGATGGAGCCGAATCAATCGTTGCTGTTTCCATCTTCGCTATTTTCCTTCTTTTCCTCTGCATCCGGCAAAAGAGACCGGACAGTTTCCTCGTAAAGACTCAAATACGCCGCCGGGTCAGCAGAGAGCAGCTTTATCTGTAGCGCGCGGGCGACACTAGCGCGGCCACACTTCCTGGCCATCTCGATCGGGTCCCTATCGAAGGTATGATCGAGCACCCCACAGTTGCCCAAGATCGACGCGATGAAGCGTCGACCTGCGGGAATAGACATCAGATAGCGAAGGTCGCTCGCCTCTCTTGCCGCAAGGAATCGCTCGCGATCCTTGCCTGCTTTCACCTGGCGAGGGTCGCTAGGATCCTTGACTGCAACCTGCTGTCCGTTGTTCATCCCTGCACCGTCAAGACGACCGTGTCGGTTTCCGCCCAATCGGTCGCGCCGTCGTTGTCTAGAGTCACGAGGTTCGTCGCGACCGTAGCCCCACCATCCCACGCCTTGGCTACGCCGGGGGTGGCCGTGGGGAAAACGCTCACCGAAACTACGGTCGGAGCGAAATCGAAGTGGAAGTGCAGGTTTCCTGTCGTCACTTCTAGCGCCGTAGGTACGCGAGACACGACTACCGTTCTCGCCCCTGGGTCCACGCCGCCGTACATTGTTGCACTGCCCCACGCGTTTCCGACGCCGGCAAGAGTTTCCGCGCAGGCCAATTCGACGACGCCTACGGCATCGGCGTGGATCAGGATCTCGTTGACGGAAATCTGAACAGCTGTAACCGCCTCAGATCCAATACGGTTAACGTCTGCTACCAGTGCGGGCGTAAAAGCGGTAGGCGTAAGGGTTGTTACTAATCCGACCGCGATCGTTGATGCCCCATCAATCCCATCTCCTACGAACATATCGTTTGCGTTTGCGTGGGAAGCTACGGTCGTCCCCGACACCCCACGATTGAACGTTCTGCTCGCTCCACTCGAAGCCGTGCATCGCATGATTTCGCTCTCCACGCGAAGGAGACCGCCGACCGCGATTGTCGTATTTGGGTAATCTGCCGTGAATGTCGACAGGACAATATTTGCGTTCGTGTTGGCGAAATTGTTGTTTGCCGTGTTGTCGGTCGAATCCGTGTTGACGATCTCGACCTCGTACACGTCGTCGCCAATCGTTACCGTCTCAGTTTCAGAGACGTCGGCTGCGACAGCTAGAACGTTGACGGCCTCAGCCCCTGGATTGACATACTCGTCGGTAGTCATGGTTCCAGAATTTGATGGATAGGTAAGGGTAATCGAATCAACCAGACTAACCGGGGGGCTGATTAAGATAGATGCGGCAGACCCAGCCTGTCCATTATTTGCTATCGTTACAGAAGTTGAAGTATTGTCGTCGGGGTTGTAAATAAATAAGCTCCCCCCCTGGATCCCAGAAGGGCTAGTTACCCCATTCGTCCCAACCGAAAGCCCAAATACGCTTGCCTTTCCGGCGACGTCAATCCCATCAGAGTGGATATTGAGAATTGTATTTCCGCGAAGATCAACAAAGCCCTTGATTAGATTCACCCCGAAGAAAATTGCGGTGTAGGCGGTTCCTGACGTGTGTGCAACGCAATTCCATCGGTAGAGCTTCGTTGTTCCTGGAGGTCCATCCACGTCAAGATAGCCCGCTTCAGGGGCAGAGGGATTTGACGAATAGAAAACCCCAGTAGGGCGCCAGTTATTGCCTCCAGAGTCGCTTACCTCCAACTGGATGTCGGCGGTAAATGCGACATTGCTAACCGAATAGATTAAGGCCTCTCCAGAAATGGCGGACGCAACTGCGCCAATGCCAACGCCTGAAAAGATGCCGCTACCACCGGCGTCTTTGCCTGACAGCCCGGAGATGCCATAGAGATCGTCTGAGTACCCAAGATCGACACTCGCACTACCGACAAAATAAACCATGTTCTCTTATCCAGTCTGGGCCAACTGTCCAGCCCTAGCTTGCTCCACCAATCGGTCCAAAGCACTACCCTGATCCATCGGCGTTTCCGCCAAATCCCTCGTTGCCTTGACGCTATCTGCCATCTGCGACTGCGCCTGCTGCGCTTGTGCCTGCTGCGCCTTCGCTTGGCGTACCTTGATGACCTCGTCCTCATCCCGATTAATCCCGTGTGGGATTCCAGACATATCCGAGAGTTTTCGGGCAACGACATCGAAGTTGACAACGTCGAGAATCGACGGTTCGGCCTGAGCGATGTTCATGACGTTGCCGACATATCGCTCCACAGACCCGATGCCCAAGGACTTCTGCGCCTGCGCAAGAATAGAAACGTACTCCACGCGCAGCGGTTGATTGGAGAGTTGGTCCGGTGGGTCTGGAATCAAGTGCTGTCGGCGCATGATGTCGAAGGTCAGATCGATAAGCCGGTTCAAGAACAGATTTGCCTGCTCCAGAACGGGCCCAAGCATCGAGAGCTTCTCTTCCGCAAGTTGGCGCATCTCTTCCGCAGTTCGCGGCTGAGATCGGAAATCATTCAAGACTGAGTTGAAGAGCGGGACGAAGTAGGCCTCTTCGATCGACTGCTTGATCTCGATCATGTATTCCGACAACTCGCGGGTGTCGAAATTGATCTCGAACGTAGGCTTGAAGGATTTGTCTCCCGCTTCGTCGGGAATCCAGTTGATCCCGCCAGCGATCGTAGTATTGGCCGACTGCTTCATCGAGATCGGTGCGTTCATGGGGGGGCGCACCTTCAACTCGATAGCTTGCGCCTTGCGCTTGTGCATCAACTGGATCGCGGCAACCGCACCCACGACGATCATCCCCGGGCAGCTCGTCCCGTAAGCATCCTGCGAGCGCACTCCCCATCGAAAGACGAGGATCGGGAACATATCGTAGCCCGATTCGCGCAAGAATAGATCTTGCTCGGCGAAGGCGCCATTCACGCCTCCGAGACCGTCCGAGCCGCCACTCGCCCCGCCGCTCGTCGTTCCCCAGCCCTCGTAATAGCAACTAGAGAATCGCTTCGTCCTAGAGCTATTTCCAACTCCGTCGAAATCGGGATTGGGATAGATCGCGTGAATCACGCTTACCTGGGTCTCGAGCCGCCCGGATCGATAAAGCTCCTGCGTGCGCTCGCTGAAATTCTCGAGACTGTTGGGCCTACCCTTAGGGTCCTTCTCCGCGAACTCCTCCACGAGCTGACGCACCGTCATCTGATACTGACGCATGAAGACTTCCGGATCGCCCTTCGAATCGTTGGCGAGATAGTAGGAGCCGACCTCGAAGGACCTAGATCGAAATACCGTCTCGAAGTCCTCCTCGACCATCATGACGCCAGTACCGAAAGTTCCACCGTCGCCATAGATCATCGGCAACTGGTTGTAGAGATTCGAGCGACTAAATACGGTATTCATCCGGTCAGTAACTACCGCGAGCCAATCCTTGACTTCGCTCTGTTCAGCAAGGTCTGGGTCTTGCGTCGTAAGCCGAAACCATTCTCGAGCGGGGCTCGTGATGCCAGCCATCATCCCAGACATCAGGGTGCGCTCTGCAAGAGTCGCCGAAAAATCGATGATGTTGTTGTTTTTTCTTCCGCCCCGATTTGTTTCGTTCCCGCAGAGCTGCGGGCGCCTAGGGGAGATGTTGTCCGCGATCGCTTGCCAATGAGGGATAAACGTGCTTCGCTGGTAATCGAGTTGGTTTAGGAGCTTTTGAAGCTTCTGCTTCTTTGTCTCCCTCTGCATCCCATCGATTGCCATATTCGTCTTATGTCCCCAGCAACATTCGGTAGAGAGATTGCAGACCGCCTCCAGGCTGCCCGATCGTACCTAGCGGGGAAGTGAAGATCGTGTTATTGCGGGTGTATGGGGAATTAAGCGACCAAATCTCTCGAAGCCTCTGGGCCGAGGAGATGTTTCGCGCCTGCTCTTCCTCGGCGGCCTTTTTCGCGGCAAGCTCCGCATCTAGCTTCGCCTGGTCTGCGGCCTGCTGTTTGGCAATACGGCTCGCCTCGGTCTGTTTATGCGCACCTAGGGCCTCCTCGACGCCAGACACGGCACCGCCCACGGCGTTTGCGATGGGGTTTCCCTTCTTCCCGAATAGAACCCCAGAAGGATCGAAAGCTGTCTTATATGTTCCCTTGATTACGTTGGCGATGTTTCCGAATAGACTCATCGGTTTTCCCCAGAAAAAGAAGGAGAGCAGCCAACAAGACGATTGCTCTTATTGCGCCAAGGTGTGGAATCGCTGTGGTTGCTGCTCTCCCATGTCAAGATGAAAACCATGTGTTGTGGGAGGAAATTAGTTCTTCGAGGGGGCGAGAGTCAATACACCAAATTTCAAAAATGCAAGATTTATTTTGGTTGTTCCTTGAACGGGTCCCAATCCGACTCCAAATCTCTACCACGCCATCCTTGCGACATCTGCGCCACCTTCGTCGGCTGCTCCGCAAAAGCGAAGGTAAGGGCTAGGGCGTCGGCCCGATCGGGGCTTTTGCCTATACGCTTAGAAAACATAGCCTTCTCCTCCAAGACAAACTTACCTGAGGAAAAGGTGTAGGTAGGACCACAGAGTTCCCGGACAAGGACCTGGTCGATCGGGATAACGCCGCCCCTGCGCACCCACTCCTGCATCCGCAGCCACATCTCGCTGCGCTTATTGCGATAGCGTGGGTCGTCAGCGCTCGATCCAAAATTGATCGCGTGTACCGGCATCCTCGCCGTGCGCAGGTGGTCGACTACCCCGGATCCGAACCCGCCGGTATCGTCCACGAAGATCGCCTCCGCCTCCCACTTGACCGCCTCTGAGGCCACCCGAGCCGCGATCTCCCCGGGTGTGGCCCCACGCATCTCGATCATGGGGAAAGCCCTAAGGCCCTGCCTAGGCGCGATCACGGTGGCGTCGGCGCCCTTGAGCGCGATGTCAACGCCGATCCGCTTCTGGGCCCACGAGTAATCGGAATCGACGAGATTGCGCTTCTGGCTTGCTGCGAGCTCGTCGGGTGAAAAAAGGGAATCGATCGAGGCCGGCGGGAATTCCCCCAGGACTTGCGAGATGTACCACGGGTTGGATTCCCCGTACTGCGCTTTCTGCTCTCTCGCCCACTCGATGTCTACCCTCGGGGACCGCTTAGGGTTGTCTGGGTCTCCCGTAATCCGGTGGATGCTCCATCGATGGGGCTCATTCTTCGCGGCATGGTAGAGCATCCCCTTGTGTGAAGTGGGGTTGCCAGCCTGAACGATTCGGCCCCACTTGCAATTCGATAAACCCTGCTCCGCGGCACGCAGTACGTCCGGGGGGATTTCCCCGCTCTCATCGATCAGAAAGAGGATGTAGCCCGAATGGATTCCAGAAAGTGTGCGTCCCTGCTCTTCTGTCGTCGCGCGCTTCGCCCACGCTCGCGCTGAGATGAACCAGGTATTCTCTTTGTTTGCATCCCGAGAATGCACGCGCTCTGCCTTCCACGCGAAGGCCTTCGATAGGAACGTGGATCGATTAAGCCACTTCGAAAGCTCGGCCCAAAGCGTGTCTCTCAGATTGTCTGAGCTAACGGATACCGCGGCTCCCTTGGGGTCGTCTTGGGAATCGCCAAAGCAGGTAAGAAACCAAAGACCGATCCAGGCTTCTACGGCGCTTTTCCCCGGTCCGACACAGGCTAGCATGGCTATGCGCTTGCGAAGGTCTGGAGTAGCGATGTCGCGCAGAACGTCGGCTTGCCAGAGATCGGGCTCTACGCCAAAAGCCTCGCGAACAAATAGAACCGGATCTTGGCGCCAAGCGGAGATCCTCCGCGCGACATCATCAAGTTGTGGGGATGGCTGCAACCGCAACGCCCTCCCTGGCGGTTCTTAGCATCTTGAATCGCTCGATGCCCTGTAACTCTTCTGGGGTCGATTGAGCCGTTACGACAACGCAAGACATGAATCGACGCAGGATCTCGAACTCCTCCTCCGGCTGCCCCTGCACGCGGAGGTTCTGCGAATATTTGAGCAAGAGATATGGATTCTTCGGGTCTTTCTCAATAGCGGCTTTTAGCATCGGACCGTTTCGATCCATCTTCGCTTCGATGCGCGACATATCATAGCCGTCGTGAAGGAGGCGCAGCGCCGGCTCCTGGGAGAGTTTAAATCCACGCTCTGTAGCAAATCGATTCAGGCTGTAGATGATCTGCTCGTGGATTGTGTTCTCGTAACGGATCGATGGATGGTTTCGAAAAAGTCTCCACACAGAGAGAGGGTGCTCTTTCCCGTCGGGGAGGAAGTTCACCTGCTGTCCCTCGAAGCCGCACATCAAGGGTAGGCGAACCAGGTAATTGATCGCGTCAACTGATCGCGGCTCGAGCCACTCGTCCGCGTCAATCGTCAAGATCCATCCGCGGTGTGCCTGCTCAAGCCCAAAGTTTCTTGCCGCCGAGAAGTCATCGATCCACTGGAATGTGAAGAGATCTGCGCCGCAATCTAGAGCTATCTCCTGGCTCCTGTCAGTAGACCCAGTATCGACGACGATCTTCTCCCATCGCGGGTCCAAAGACTCCAGACACCGACGCAAGCAACGCTCTTCGTTCTTGACGATGATGACGGCAGAGACCTGTTTCATGTCTTCTGTACCGCCCACTGATTGGGGCTGGCTCCCAGGAAGTGATACCACTTCGGAAGCTCGGAGATGAGCCGACTCGGGCCCGGCCAGGACGGAACGTCGTCGAAGACTACGATCCCTCCTGGCTCAACGAATGGGCTCCACGACTCGAAGTCCGCACGCACGTCTTCGTACTTGTGTCCGGCGTCGATGAAGAGCAGGCCCACGGGCTTTGCGACGGGGCTGCTCCAGGATCTGGCCGCGTCGACCGTCTTCGATCTGATCGCGGTCACGAACTCCTTCAAGCCGTTGACGCGCATATTCTCGAGGAACTCCTTGTAGAGTTGGTGCGGCTCGTAGGTCTTTAGCAGTTCATCGTGCGCCGACTCTCCGGGAGAGCCTTCCCAGGTGTCTACGGAATAGACGTGGCCCTCGCCGCGATCGCGGATGGCACTACCGAGCCAGAGCGTCGACTTCCCCTTCCAGCTTCCAAGCTCGACGACGGTCGGCGTGATGGGACAAAAGCGCGCCAACTGGTAGAGATTTATCCCAGCCTGATTGAGCAACCAGCCCTGGATTGCGTCCGCTTTAGGGGAGAGTTCGATGAACTTGGCGTTAAGCTCGGCCTTGATTTCTCCGGGGTTCATCATCCCGTGTATGCGTCAGCGATAGATGTCTGATGGATGCTCTCGGCGCGCTTGGGACATTTGTACGTCGTCACGGGGTGGCGTTTGTCGCACTCGATCTTGGCGTAGATGTTCATCTTCCGAATCATGATGTACTCCTTGTCTCCGTGCTTGAAGTATGAGCGCCCGTACTTCGTAAAGAGAATGTGGTCCCCCGGCTCAACCTCGATAGGCGTCAACTTCTTTCCGGTATCGGATATGCTTGGTCCCGGCCCGACTGCCAGGACCACGCCTTCCTGCGGGTATTGCTGTTGCGCACTGTCGGGCAAGTAAACCCCGCCGATTGTTTTTTCTTCGTGCGGCAATTCTTGGATCAGCACTCGGTCCCCTACGGGCTTAATCATTTCGATGGCTCCACGGGAGGAAGTTTAGCCGCGTCGTCGGCGGAGGCCTTAGCGATCATCGCGTCGGCTACGGTGTAAGAGAAGTCCGCAAGAGCGGCCGCCGCCTCTGGCGTCGAATAGGCGGAAGCACCGGCCTTTGCAAGCTCACCCTGCATAGCCAAGTATGCGATGTCGTTGCGTTGATTGGCAGCAGATAGGTCGTTTGCGTCGGCCTGTGCTTTCGCGAGAGATTCGAGTCCCTTCGCAATCTGCGTCGAGATCTGGAGAGTTTGAAAGTCCATGCGACTAGTTGCTCACAACTTCCTGGTCGATCACACGCGAGCGCAGAATCGCCGAATAGAGTGACTCGTCCACGGAATGCTCGATCGTCTCTTTCGGCTTCCCGTAGCCGTAGTAAAAAAGAAGGCTCTCCATGTGCGGAGCCTCGCCGGCGTCAAGCCTGGCTTTGAGGCTCGCGACGTACTCCGGGCGCTCTAGGATGGCGCGAGAGAACTCGCGGATCTCCCGCGTTGTCTTGTTTACGGATCCAGGCTTGCGCCCACAGCGAGGATCTCCCGGCTTGATTCTTCCCTTGAGACTCGACATTTCAGCTCTTCCTCAAAATAGTTTCGCTCTTCTCCAAACTTTTTTTCGCCACAGCCTTCGACACTCCTCGCCACAGAACGCAATCGGACGCCCCTTTGGCTTCACGTTCAACAGCCGCGTAAACTGAACATTGCAGACCTTGCATCGTCCGGTTACGCGGTATTCGCTCATACCCTTCCGCGGTTTCCAGGCTCCCAATCGGGGATACAAGCGGAAGTCTTTTCCCTGTTCTCGCGAAACCAAGATTCGTCGATTATTTTGATGATAATTTTTGGGTGATAGATCCTCATTCGATTGAGTACCGTCCGGCTCCTAGAGTCCATCCACCCCTTAACCTCGTGATATTCCACCGAGCCGTCACTCAGCGCGACCCGAAAGTCGGGAAGATAGCTTCGACAGCCGCGAAGAATTTTCTCAAACCAAAACGTTTCCGCCTCATGGTCCCACGAGGAAATCTCGCCGAGATCTTTTAGACTCTGGAGATACCTTGCATAATTAGCCTCCCACCTAGATCTGAAATATATTTTTTTACCCCCAACCTCGCGCCATCCAGACTTCCAGGCGCCGCTCGAGGGAGGATGGCTCCATTTCACAGGAATAGGTCACCTTCCTGCCTGATTTTCATCACGGCCGAATCCGTTCTCGAGAGGTACATAATCGCGAAGCGTAGGATTTCTTCTGAGTCCTGGAATCCGCCAAGCGCGTGGTTGCACGGACGGCACAAGAGGCCTCGGATGGCGCCAGTTCTGTGATTGTGGTCGATGTGGAGCCTAGAAGGGATAATCCCGCAAATTTCACACTTGCCTCCCACGTTGCGGACCATCTTGTCGTATTCGTTAGAGCTAATGCCGTATCGGCGATTGAGGTGGAGGTTTCTCGTTCTCGACAAGTTCTCCTTGGAGTAGGTCCTTCGGCAGGCGACGCAGGTGTGTGATCGGCCGTCTCGCGCTTTGCGGTCGACGTAGAAAGACGTCCGCGGCTTCTCCTCGCGACACCAGGGACAGCGCTTTGTATCGGAACCTTCCACACGCGGGGAGGTTAGTGAGATATGGCGACCTAAGTCAATCCCCTATTTTGCTAAAATAGATAATCAGCCAGGATCCCATGCGGGTCTGGACCCCACGGCCAGAATGCCTCCACACGCGGCTCCCCTGCCTTACAGCGCTTCCAAACGTCGCGAAGGAGGATTGCGTCGTCTTCGTAGATCTTCTCGCCGTAGAAGTTCACGGTGGGGGCGAGGAACGTGAGCTCTTCCACGGATACCCCGATCGCCTGGAAGGCGTCGACGACGTCTTTCGTCAGAGCCATTCGGGGACCCTTACCTCTACTCTGGTGCCTTTGGCGCCAGACTTCTCGGTATCGAACCAAGAGTTGTTGTACAGCAACCACGAGATGTAGTGCTCAAGTGGCATCCAGAATCTTGGGTAGCTTTTTCCTTTTACGGA